TTTGTCAAACTATAAAAGCCTGACTTCTCCCAATTAATATCATTTTTTCCTAGTTTGTCAAGGATTGCATTTTCGATACTATTAGAATTGTCTTCTGCCGTAATTGTAAAATCGGTTATGTAACCGTAGGCAGTAATTTTAATTAAGAATTTTTTCATATGTTTTATTTCTGTATGTTTTAAATGTGGCGGTTTTTAGACCGCCACACAAAATTAATGATTACGCGCCTTCTACTCCGAAAATACCTCTAGGGTCAGAAACTCCAAAAGAGTATCTTTCTCTAGCTTTGTATCTTACGTTTCCAGTGTCAAAATCACCTTCCATAGCAGTAGTCAAAGGTGCTCTATTGAACATCTTCATACCGTTAGGAACATCTGTAATGATGTAAAATGCATCGTCATCTGTTAGGTAATTGTTCACTCTATAACCTTGAGGAATCATTCCCATAGATGCTATTGCATTGATATCATTATCAGCAGTCGCAGTTCTACCTTGAGATTTCATCAATCTCTCAGCTGTGAATTGAAGCTTAGAAGGAATTATCATTTTAACTCCTCTAGCAGCTATTCTCAAACCTCTTTCGTCAGTCATTGCAGCGATATCAATTAATGATTGCTCCAAAGATGTTTCGTTAAGGTCAGCTTGCGCAGATAGCGTGTTCTTGTAAGTTCCCGCTATTGTTGGGTGTGCTGTACTAAATAGTGAAACACCGTCACCTGAATCAAAACCGTCTGTCGTTGGTAGACCGTTGATTAAAGGTTCAACTGCTTTTACTTGTTTAGTATTTGACATAGATCTCGCTAAAGCTTTTGTATATCTAGAAGCAATTCTATCGTAGAGGTTATCTTCGATAGCTTCTTCCGTGATAGCAAATGCTAAAGCTACTGTCTCATGTGTGTATCTCGCAGAAAAAGTTTCCTGTGCTTCGTCAAACGAGACTCCTGCACCTTCACCTTTTACTTGCGCGTTTGCAAAACCACTTAACATTACTTCCTCTTCGAAAGCTCTGTCAGATGATTCTGTCGTATAAATTTCAGCGTGCTGATTTTCATACTGTTTGTATTCCAGGCCGAATAGTGCATTCAAACCTGGCTCTAGTTCTTTAACTAGTTGTGCTCTTGATATAGCCATATTTTTATTCTCCTATTCTTCCTATATTCCTGTTGCCAAAGATCCAACTGTATATTGGTGTAAGTTGATTTTCACAACTACAGAGCAAAATTCTGCTGTTTGATCTTCGTTTTGTGGATCTTCTGCTACTCTAACCACTCTCAATGCTTTAGCAGTTGTTGCTGCTGTTGAGATGCCTAGTTGTAGACTAGATTTTCCTGTTGTTGTACTACCTGCGGAACTTGTTGTAGCGTAAGTTAATCCAACTTTAGATTTTCTTAGTGCTAACGATGCCCCTAAAGTAGCGTCTGATGCAATGATGTACTCTTGTAGAGGGTCATCATTAACAAATGCCGTTACGTCTTCGCTATTTGCAGGAGTTGTTGCTGCAGGGTAGAAGTTACTGAACGTTGGTTTTAAAGTTGTCGCTGCTGTGAAAAACACACCATTAAGAACTCCAACAGTCGCAGTACCAGCTGCCGCTGTAACAATATATCCACCAGTTGAAGCAGAAATATCTACTTTAACAGGCTCTCCATTGAAAATAGCATTAGTTTCGCCGGCGTCGATTTCGTATTTAGATTGCCCTTGTACAGCGGCTCTATTACCGACTGCCATAGCTGCAATTAAACCAAAACCTGCTGCGTTTCTATTTGCCATAGTTATATCCTATCTTTTGTTTACTTGTTAAATCGATGATAGGGATGAACCCGAGAAATTACTAAATAATTAGTTACTTCTTTGTACCACCGAAGGTTACACGGGACTGTCTATCAACATTGATAGGCATCCTGTTGTCCTGCTCCTTCATAAGATCGTTGTCTAAGGCTTCAGTCTTCTGTTTATGACGGTCTGTCATATACTGTTGACGTTGCTTCGCAATCTCGATTGGTACCTTTGCAAGTAAAAGGCCACCGACCCCAACTACCCCCTTGTATCGACCTTCGTCGACAACTGGATAATCAGATGCATTTTCAACTTCTTCGGCACGAACTAATTCATAACCTTCTCTTATTCGAGACGTTACATTTTTCGTATCTTGAAAGCCGACGCTCTCTGCTCTTATCCATCTGTACCTGAATCCATCAGGCGCAGGAGGTGCATCTAGAGAAGATGGTGGAACCCACACTTTTGGTCTTTCAGATTTAGACCGTGTTTGGTTCGCACGTGAAGTTTTGTTTTCTTGTTCTGTCATACGCTTATACTCCTTCCGTGATTTTTAACTGTTTTGCGTAGTCTTCGAGTGGCACACCTAATTTTTTAGCAATTGCTACCTGTGACGATGTGAGTTTCACAGCTTTGCGACCAGGTTTAACACTTCTTTGCGCTGAAGCAACCGTCTGCACGGGTTTCGTAGTCGTTTCTGTGTTAGTTTTACCAAATTTATGCGGAAAGTCAATCTTTATTCTTTTATCAACTTCAGCATAATATTCATCAGACTTAGGATCAAAACCTTCGTTTTCAACTAAATCTTTATGAATCTCGAACGCTGTAAATGTCATAGCTCGATCTTGACCGAACCATGTGTTTCTTGATGCCCAAGCTTCTGCATCAGGATCTGCTTCAGGAAGTTGTGTTACCGATTGTCTTGGCTGTACAACTTGTGAAGGTGTCGTAGGTATTTCTACCTGTCTACTTTTTGCTTCTTCTAACTTTGCGTTTTCAAAAGCTAATGTAGCTATCCTTTTATTTGCGTCTACTTGTGCTGCTGCATCACCGGCTTCTATGGCTGCAGCTAATTCTTTTTGAGCTGAATCCAAACCAGTTTTAACATTTGACTCAAACTTTTTCATATAGTCTGAATCAGTTTTTACAAATCTTTTTTCTAAGACTTGTCTTTTTTCATCAACTGATCTAGCGTATTCAGTAGCTGCATCTCTTTGCCTTTCAGCTTCACGCATCTTACGCGTAAGTTTTGCAATTCTTGATTGAACACCTTTACTATAGTCTTCTAGTTTTTCGTCATCTTTTGTTTCTTCTTTAACTGATCCTTGGTCCGTGGTTACTGCTTCTTCTTTAGAGGCTTCGGTTTCTATAACCGACTCATCTTTATCTTCTGATACTTCGACCTCGGCTCCTGGACCGGATGTATCAATGTCTACCATGTTCTTTTCTTCTACTTCTGGCATAGTTTCCTCCTATGGTTAATATTCATGCAAGAGATCCTCTGGACTCTCAATGGTTGCTAAAACTTCGTCATCGTTTAGCAGACGTATTTCCCCACCTTCTATTTTAATTCTGGATCCAGCATAACGAGCAAACATTACCCATCCTCCCTCTTTGCACCACGGGCCTTCAGGATATCTCTCTTTATCCTTATAGCACTGGGGACCCATCTTTAAAACTAAACCACATTGAGAACCAACTTGTTGTCTCTCAATAGTTGAATCTGATAAATGTATTCCACCTTTAGTTTTACCATCCATTTTAAATGGCAATACTAAAAGTCTCCAACCCGTTGGGTTAGGTATTTTATTTGTATCTTCTTTTTTTTCTTCTGATTGTTTTACACCTACTAATTTTTTATTCGGTAGTTGTATCTTTGATGTTGACGACTGTTCCATTTTTTTGCTCCTTATCATTTAGCAGGTTAGAGAGTTCCTGACGCACTGATTCTAGTGCCTTAATTTGTCCTACTATATACTTATAATTCTCCATATTGTCAATAGCGCCGGACGTTACCGCTATAGATAAATCTTCTAGTCTTTGATTTAAGAGTCTATTAAGTTTTACTATTACTGTTTCTAGTTGCATGTTTTTTTAAAACTCCTTTTAATACTTTAGCTTGACCCGCATGTAAATTAGAAGCTTTGTTTAAACCTTTAATTACTTTCTTTATTTTTGCTTTTGTTTTTTTCAATTGCAATTCCACTTTCTAAGAGACTTGTTTATTCTACTATCCGGGTCTCTTGCCGTTTTAGCAGAAGTAAGTTTAGATTTCATGCCCTTCATTCTAGCACAAAAAGATTTACGTCTGTTTGCTGATTTAGAACCTGCTTTAAGTTTAGAAGGTTTTGTTGTTACTGCTGTTTTTAATTTAGATCCAGGGTTTGCTGCTCTGTAAGATGCAACCCCTTTTTTGTTTAATCCACCTGAGGCAGATTTACCTTCTTTTCTCTGCCATGCAGCGGTAGCCATTAAACTTTTTTCTTAACTGGTTTTGCAGTTTTAGCTGCTGCTACAAAATTAGCTTTTTTTGGAGCGCCTTTGCTTCCGGGTTTTCTCATTGTTTCTCCTGAGCCGGCTGCTATTCTTTTTTTCTTTGCATGTATGTTTGCGTATAGTCCTGGTTTTGCCATTATGATCTTCCTCCTTTTCTAAATGCTCTTCCTAAGCCTTTTTGTGACATGCCGCCACCGGCTTTGTTTTTTCTTAATTTTTTTGCGGCTTTATCTACGTTAATTTTAGTTCCAGATTTGTCGGTATACTTTCCTGTTTTTACAAAATCCATAAAATCTTTAGCTTTCTTTGATTTAATAATTTTTTTTGCTATCATTGATCCTATTTTTGCTACAGCCATAATTTTCTCCTTTTTAGTTATTACACTGGCATCTTTTGCCAAGTAATTTTTCTATTATATGTTTAATAAATTTTTTAATTTTGTTTATCATTACTTACCTTTTTTAAATTCTTTTTTTCCTTGCTTTTTACCAACAGCATAACTTCCAACACCAATTCCGCTTACAATTACAGCTTCACCCACATCTACTTTTTTAGATACAGGTTTAAGTTTATTAGATATAGGTTTAAGTTTATTAGATATAGGTTTAAGTTTATTTTTTCCTTTTCCAAGCATTCCTAAACATTTTTTAGCTATCCCTAAACCTTTTTTACCTAGTTTATATATTGTAAGAGGGTTTGCCATTATTTTTTACCTATTTTTTTAGCTGCGTCTTTTGATCCTTTATCTTCATTATTTTTAAATAATCTTTTAATGTTTTGAACTGGTCCTTTACTACCATCTTTAAACCCAGGTACACCTCTACCTTTTAAAATATCTTTTTTAGTAACTTTACCATCACCAGTTAAATCAGGAAAAGACTTTCCGCCTTTTTTATACATCTGTCGACCCATCATACCGCCGCCCATTTTAGGGACTCTTTTTACTGTATCTTTTAATTTATCTAAAGCTTTATCTGATTTTTTAAATGTTTCTTTTAAATTAAATCTAGCTGCATCTAGTTTTGATTTTGCTGCGCCTTGTTTAACTTGTTCAACTGTCTTACCACCTGTTTTTGAAAAAGGTTTAACAGATTTAATTGCTTTACTACCTGCTTTTAATGCTTTGTAACCGTAACTTAAAATTCCCATTATTTTTTTACTCCTTTAAATATTTGTGTTCCCTTTATACCATAAATACTCGCAACTACAAGTATCCATAAATTAGTAAACCATTTAGGTAATTCTGAGAACATCTCAAAAAATAGCTTTACCTTGTCCATTGCTGTAGGGTCATCCGATACCACTGCCCAAGCTAAAATTGCTATAGGTAAGCTGAGGATTACTAATACCGCCTCGTCCTTCCAGTCAGATTGTCTAGATTCTAATAATTTGCCTTGGTAAGCTTCCTCACCACTGGCCATTTTTGATGCATGCATTAGTTGTGCATCAGACATAGCCATCTTAGTTTTTTGTCTATTT